ACCGGCGCCAGCGCTCGAGCACCAGCACCCGCAAGTCGAGTGCAGACATGACCCCTCCTAGAGGCGCATCGGGCGTGAGAGCGGTTTGGCACGCGCGTGAATGGTGATTTCCCGAATGACGATCGGGCCATCCCCTTCGAACTCGGTGTAGAACACTTCCCCGGTGCGGCCGATGTCGAAGTTCATGGTCGCCGCCACTTCGCCCTCGAGGCCCGAGGTTGGACTGAGGATGGTGGCCACACTGCTGCGGGCCGTGTGGACCTGAGGGCCCTGGCGCTGGGACGCCGGGCCCAGGACCGCCCGGCCGACGACATCCATCCCGGCCCGCATACCGATCGCCTTGATGAGCATGCGCCGAATATAGAGCGGCGTCGTGGCGTTGCGGCCCTTGACCGGCGGCAGACGCACGGACCAGTGCACATCCGTGCCGTCATCGGTCTCATCCCCGGCAAAGAGGCGCTGGACCCGGCCGCCGCCCTGTTCCCCGGCCAGGATGTACGGCGTGATCCCCGGCTCGAACTGCGTGTCGATGGTGGCAAACGCCATCGGAAAGGTGAGGATCGTCCAGGCCTGGCGCAGCAGATCATAGACGAACACGCGCGTCAGCTCCGGCCCGGTGCCAAACGGACAGGCGCAGATGTAGAGCGGGGGATTTTGCACCTGCGTGGCCGTGGAGCGCGAGAGCTGCGGCCAGGTAATGGCCTGGATGTCGGCGGTGACGCGTTGCTGGAACAGGTACGGCCGGATGGGCTCACTGATGAGCGTGTCGTTGATCCCGTCAAAGACCGCAAAGCCCCGGTGCGTGAGCCGGATAATCCCCTTCGACGAGAGGAACTGAATGGAGCGCGGCGCGATACAGCCCAGGTCCGTCTTCGCCTTCTCCACGTTGAAGTTGACGGACCCAAAGAGGCCGGTGATGAGGTACGTGCTGAAGTCCTTAAAGGCCACCAGGACGCCCTGGGGCGAGATGCCGGTGTCGGCCACCGTGAAGGTGCCGAGGCCCTGCCCCTGCTGCCCGTCGCCACTGGAGAGAAACGTCTGGTTCTCCAGCGGCCACGAATTGGGATTGTTGACGGCGCTACAGCGCAAACTGCTGGGGCCATCGGTGGCGTCGGTGGCCGCGGCGGTGTTCCAGGCCCAGAGAGAGGACAGGTGGACCGCCAGGTGTTTGGCGCCTGGCGGGACCACCTCGCCCGCCCCGGCATTGGCGGTCAAACTCCCGAACGTCGTCCCGTCCCAATACTTGATCGGCTCATACCCGGCGGCGATGATCGCCATGTCCCGCAGCGTCACCATGAACGGCAAGTCGTAGCTGGTGACAAAGGTGCCGAGCTGGGGCCAGGGCGTCCCGGCCCCGCGCCGATTCAGGAACTGTCCCGACGACGAACGCCGGATCGCCAGCGACTGGATGGTGCCGTCGTTTTTCACCAGGTCATAGAGCGTCAGAATCGCGGTGGTGCCGAACTGCCCGCTGTCGAGCGTGGTGGTGCCGTCCCGGGCGTACATGGCGCCGGTGAGATCGAGGAGCAGGTTGTTCATGCGGAGCACCTGGTTCTCGCCCACCACCAGGGGAGACGCGGACGCATTAATGCCCCCGCTGAAATCCATTTTGGTGAGGGGCTGCGTCTCGGCCACGCGGGTCTCCTATTTGCGCTCCGGCGGCCCGACACTCACCTCCAGGCTCGCCGCACTGGCGCTGGTCACATGCACCAGCATGGTGTCTACGATCGGGACGACGCCGCTCCCCAGGTCCGCGTCACAGGCCATCTGCACCGCGGAGTCGCCCGGCATATCACCCGAGACCACGTAGGCGCGCATCGGGTCGGGGGGGTCCACCGGTGCAATGGTGCACGTCCCGCTGGTGACGGTAAACTGCACCGCGCCGTCAATCGTGGCCGGGTTGCCCGCCGCAGTGATCGGCGTGGCCGTCACCAGGCGTTTTTCCTCGTTGGTCATACTGATACTCTCTGCCATCATGTCTCCTTTCAGGGAACAACGACGCGGCCATAGGCCAGGCCGCCAATCTCCGCCATGCCGTAGGCCGGGGCCTGATGCGTGGTGGGCTGCTGCCACACCGGATCGTTCACGATGTCGGCCACCATGGCGCTAAACTCCTGCATGAGCGCGCCTGCGGCCTGGCGGTCCTGTTCCGCTTCGCGCACCTTCGCCAGCAGGTAGGACTCGAGACAGGCCTGGAACGCGAAGGGGATTTCCACGCAGTCGATGGCCCGCTTGACCGCGATCGGCGCGCGCCAGCCCCGCACCCACACCCCCGCGTGTTTGACCGTCACCCCGGCCAGATGCATCGCTGCCGACGTGCCCCCAATGCCGCGCCGGATGGTCCGCAGGCCCACGGCCGGAGGGGTGGCCAGGGCGCTGTAGTGCATAAGCTCCTCCTCGACCCGCACGTAGCCGTTCGGGAGAAAGCCGTCGGTCGTGGTGAGGTCCATGGATGTGCTGATGGGGTCCATCGGGGTCATGAGCGGCGGCGTCGGGTCGGTGCGGTCGGGATACGGCCAGAGCGCCAGCTGCGTATGGTCGGAGCGGTGATGCATGCTATACCACAGCGGCTGCGCCACACTTACCGAGGGGTAGATGGTGTGCACCTCGTCCAGGTGGGCGAGGCGGTACATATTACAGAACACGCTGTCGATGTTCGTAAAGCGGTAGGGCAGATACACCACCCCCTCGCCGTGCGTCTGGGCCACCGCCGTCCAGTCAATCACCACCCAATTCGCCCGCCTGGCCACCTCCCGGATGCCGTTGGTGAGCCAGCGGTAGAGCGTCGAGGCGCGCAGAAAGGACCCGTCCTCGTCGGGCAGGGGCTCGTCGGTGAGCGTATCGTAGACCGGATCGGGGATCATGTCCCGCACCGCGGTAATGAGCTCACCCGCCTTGGGACAGTCAAAATCCGGGGGATACCCCAGGGCCACCACATTGTCGGTAGAGACCGCTTCAGCCATGGTTAGACTCCGACAGGCGCCACGCTATGGTTGGTCCCCACCACCGGGGGCGCGTCCTGCTGCTTGAGCCCCTGGAGCACGGTGATGGCGCCGTCACAGCGTTGGATAATCATCTCGAGGTACTGGACGCGGGGCTTGAGCTTGGCGAGCTCCGTCTCCGCCTGGGTCAGTTCCTCCGTCAGGGCCTTCACTTTCTCCTCGAGTTGCTCGGTCGAAATCATGGGCGCACTCCTGTGCGTAAGTGGGCACGTAAAAAGGTCCGCAGCGAGTCCCGGGGGATCGCGCTAATGAGCGCCTCCCGGCTGGTTTCGGCGGTGGCTTCGAGCAGGCCGAGAAAGGGCTCCACCGCCGGGCGGGCCTGCATCCCCAGCGTCACCATCTGCTGTGCCATCAGGTCCTGGAGCACCTCCTGCACTGTCTGGGGCCTGGCGGGTTCGGTGCCCTCCGGGCGCTGCATCTCGGCGTGCAGCAGGTTGCGGCGCTCGGTTTCGTAGGCCAGGGCGAGCTGCTGCACATCGTCCAGGGTCACGGAATAGCTGGGCATTACGCCTCCTTGCCGGCCTCGAGGACCTCGAGCCGCGCCATGACTTCGTGGAGGGCCGCGACGAGATAGGCGTCTAAGCCCCGCATGGCCAGCCCCACGCGGCCGGTCGCGTCGAGCGGGCTCCACGCCGGGATGACGGCCTGCACTTCTTCCGCCACAAACCCGGCCTGCTCGCCGGGCAACACGGCCGCGAGGGCGCGCTCCTCGTCGGCCCACTCCCACAGGCGCGGCTGGAGCTGGGCGAGCACCGCGAGCGCCCCCGTGAGCGGGCGGATCTTCTGCTTCAACTGCCGCGAGCTGGCGGTATTGATCCACTGCCCGCCCGGAATGCCGGCATTGCTGCTCACCTGGAGCCCGTAGGACGGGAAGACCCCGATGCCTAAGCGCTGCGTGGAGGGTTCAAAGCGCATCTGCGTCACAAAGCCCCCGTTGCCGTCCATCACGCCAAAATCCATCACCGCAGACGGCTGCACAAAGACGCGCAGCGCGAGGTACTCGGTGGCAAACCCAACCCGCAGCATGTTAGGCGGCGGCCCATCGTCGTTGTAGAGGAGGATGCGCGTGCCGGTCGCCGCCCCCATATCAATCGGGGCGTCCGGGGTGGATGTGCCAAAGCCGACATTGGCGGCATGGTACGTGAGGCCGTAGACCGTCAGCGTTGACGCAACGGTGGTTGCCCCCGCACTGTAGATGGTGCTCGCACTGTACAGCGAACTGGCCGACAACGCCCCCGCCGACAACGCCCCCGCCACCGACAACGCCCCCGCCACCGACAACGCCCCCGCCATGTAGCACGCCCCGCCCAGAATCAGGCTGTAGCTGTTGTTCACCTCGGACTCAATGCCCACCTTCCCGTGGAACACGCCGGTGGTATAGAACCGCGCGGGCCCGCCACACAGCAACGCATGGCCGCCATCCGGGACCGACCCCCACAGGCCGAGACTCGCGCTGATATAGGCATGGCCTCCGACTTCCAGGTGCCAGCGGGGGATGGCCGCGATCCCGACGTACCCATCACAATAGCTGGTCCCGTAGGAGCGCAGCGAGAAGCGGGCATCCGGGGCGCCGCCCGCCCCGACGTAGGTGGCCGACACATTGTTTGAGGCATTCAGATAGTTCGTGGTAATCGTGCCCGTAATCGTCGCCCCGCTATCGGCGGTCAAGTACCCTCGCGAGCGCACTGAGCCGTTCACGTCGAGTTGGGCCGTGGCGGCTGTTCCAACCATCCCAATCGTGACATTGGCCGCCAACTGACTGCTGCCGTAGGTCGTGATGTAGTACCCCCCGACTGGGGCCCCGCCAAAGCCCACGGCGCCATTCACTTGCGCGGTCGAAAGGACGGTCAGGGTGCCGTTCACCTGGAACGAGCCCCCGACGACGGCGTTGCTCCCCACGTTCATGGTACTGGAGAACGTCACCGCTCCGCCCACCTGGAGCCGGCCCGCCAGATACGAGGGGGCCGTGCCACCACCATAGAGGACCCAGCGGTTCGTCCCCCCGGCCTCATTCAGGTGCGAGTGAAACGCCACCTGCGTATCGCCGGGATGGTCCGGCGTGTAGTGGCTATTGGCCGTCACCTGCCCACTCGAGTTGATGTCCACGGCCGTCATGGGGGCCCGAAACACCGAGGGGGTTGCCACGGTGAGCGCATACGGGGCTTCCGCCGGGGTCCCCAGGCCCAGATGCGCGAACTGGAGCGAGGCGTCCGGGTCGAGGTTCTGGGGCGCCGACACGGTAATATCGCCCGTACTTGCCGAGACCAGGATGCGGTTGGGCGTGCCGAAGAGGGCCGTCACCCCGCCCGAGGCTTCGGCCACCATGATGTCGTTCAAGTCCTCGAAGACGTAGCCCGCTTTGAGGAACGTCATGTTATAGTGGCCGGCATCGAGGTAGACCGAGAAGGAGGCGTACTGCGGGTTATTGGTCAGGGGATTGGGGAGCGGGGTCAGGCCTTCGGCATCGGCATAGAGCTCCGCCAGCGCCCCCGTGGCCGACACGGTAATGGTCCCCATCACGTCGGGGACCACATTCCCGGCGATGTCCTGAACGACACGATAGAGATGGGAGTACAGCAGCGGCATGCATGACTCCTAGTGGCTCCGCCGCGGCCGTGGTTCCGGCTCTGGATCGGGGACCGGATTCCGCCGACGCACCGCCGCGGCCTCGGTGATCTCGAACATGAGCGGCTCCGACTCCTGCCCATCGGGATTACGCACCACCACCGGATAGCTCCCAGGCGTGGTCGCCGTCGCCATGGCGATGGTCGTCTGGAGACTCACCACCTCGGTAGCCTCCTCCGACCCGTTAAAGAGCAGCATCGCCCCGCGGGAGAGCCCGGTCCCCGTCACCACCAGGGCCACATCCGGCCCGCCGATGATGGCGGAGGTGGACGAGAGCCCACTGAGCACCGGCCGGGGACCGGGCAGGGGGACGCCTTCCAGGTTCGTATACGTCAGCGTGTCTTCCTGAAACAGGAGGACCTCGTAGCCGCTCGTATCGCGCGCATCGAGGAGCAGCTGGGGCGGGGGCCCTGCGGTGGGGACCCGCACCACCAGGGGTTTGCCCACGTCCTCCGGACTCTTCCAGCCCCCGCTACTGTCCCAGAAGCCCGGATGGCCAGGCGCCGCTGGGGCCGGATCATCTTGCAGCGTGCCGCTCAGTTGGGGATCCTGGAACCCCGTCACCTGGATGGATTCCATCGCACCCTCCTATGGGCAGCCGCCCAGAAAGGCATCGTACGTGCCCGAGGCCCCGGCCCCGGGAATGAGCGTGACCCTGGCGTAGCGCTTCGCCCCGTCCGGACACACGCCACTGAGATGCAGGCAATACTGCCCGGCCGTGAAGGGCACCGTCTTGACGTCAATGTTGCGTACGTTCGTGGTAAAGGCCGCGTCATCAGCGGCCTGGAGCACAAAGGCTGAGGCCGCGGTGCCGGCCGTAAAGGTCTTGAGATTCACCGTGGCCCGAAAGTAGTTCATCCCCGCACTGCCGAAGTCCCCGTTGCCGCCCTGGGCCGCCCCCGAGGACGTTGTGAGATCGGCAAACTCGAACTGGCCGCCAACCAGGGCAGCGCCGGTGTTGGCACCCCCCACGGGCTGGCGCTCAAACTCCGGCGAATAGTTGCGGACCACCTGGCCCATCGTCTGTGCCATACCCCACCTCCGTTAGGCGTTCGTGAGCCCGGTAATGCGCGCATGCTGCCGCAAGCTGAGAAACTGGATGTTCATAGTTAACCAAACATGTGAGACGATTACCCGCTGGTTCGTCGGCTGAATGAACGGGTCGATGCGAAAATGATCGAAGGGATGAAACACCGGCCGCACGTACTTCTCGGTGTACATCTGGGCCTCACCCGTGGGCACGAACTGGTCATGCAGCACGACGGCGCGGTTGAACATCAAGTTACGGAAGCCGCCCCGGGTGGTTTCCTCGTCCTCAATAAACCGCTGGTTATTGGTCAAGAGGCCCCAGTACGTGTTGTACCCGTTCTGCGTCGTCGCAATCAGCGTCGGCTCCTCGTTGCCGTAGGTCGCCCGGCCGTACTCCGTCTGGAGATTGGCCAGGGTAATCCCGCCGACCGGGGCGACGGTCACCCCGTTGCCACCGTTACAGCGCCACACAAACCCCGTCACCGCGTTCGACTGAATCGGCACCCCGGCATACGTCCCGGTATCGGCCAGCGCGATCGGCACCCCATCCAGATCAATCGCGGTATTTTGTGGACTAATGCGCTGCATGGCCCGGTTCAGTTTCTGGAGGAGAGACGCGAACGCCACTTCCTCTTTGGACCGGACCAGGTTGGCCACCGCCTGCATGCCTTGATTAAGCACGGCGTCGAGTACAGGGATGGCGATCAGCTGCTGGTAGGCTTTCCATTGAAGCTCAGCAGGCTGAATAGAGTCAGTCACATCAGTACTAAGTAACTGTGCGCCCCAGTAGGCGCCACCGGTCAATTCCTCCTGGTTTATAAGTGGCCAGACAAGACTGCCACCCGTAAACTTCCGGCCCAGCCGGGTCATGCGCCAGAACAGGGGACTCGGCTTGAACACCGCGTCTACCAGGGTTTTTTGAAAATGCTTCTGTGTCAGCGCCCCGGCCGTGTTGATCAGGGTGATCGGCGGTTGGCTGAGCGCGGAGCCGATTTCTGCCATCGCTGTACTCCTGTCCCCGGATCAGGTCCGGGGCAAGCCCTACGCCTGGCCCATCAGAATCGCCAGCATCTCCGGGTCCATGACCGCGGCCTGCTCCGCTTCGTCCAGGGAGGCATAGGTGGGTTCGGGGGTCGCCATGCTCTGCGGCGGCCCGAACGGTTGAAAGGGCACCTGCCCACGGGCGAGCTCCTGCTTGGCCTTGGCGTAGGCGGCCTTCTCGGCTTCCTCCCGAATCGCAGCCTCGCGTTTCTCGCGGGTGAGCAGGGTATAGGCGCTATTGAGATCCGGGGGTCCCTGGCGCTGGGCGAGCGCGTGCTGCACCAGCTCCTGGGGGTCCACCCCGTAGGGATCGTTCCGTTTAATTTGATCGAGGGCCATCATCACCGGCCACTGCCCGAGCTGGGAGCCAATGCCCTGGAGCATTTTCTCGACACGCTCAAGGTTCGCTTCGGTACGGGCCTGACGCTCCAGGGACATTTTGGACGCCTGAAAAATGGGGCCGAGAATGGGATCGCGCTCGTAATCCACCAACGGAGTGCCATTCGTCGGAAACGGCGAACTACTCTCGTAGGTGTTGGCGGCCTGGTCATTGGCGGCCGACAAGCGTTCGGCAAGCTGGGCTTGCAACTGGTCGATCCGGGCCTGGTTCTCGCGGTCCCGCTGGCTCCAGCCCTGGGTCAAACGGGTCATGTCTTCTTTCGGGACGACAACATTACGCAACTCGCCCAGGGCGATCGACGCGCCGTTCATCTCGACCACCATCTCGTCGGGATAGGCGTCACGATTCCGGAGCACGTTGTTCCAACTCACATCGGCCATCTGGTACACTCCACCTGCGGTGCGAGCGGGGCAATCCTTGGCCGGGACTCCCGCTCACCGCGGCAATGGGGTTTGTCCGTCTACAACTCGGGCGGCCCTGGGGCGGGCCCTGGAGGGGGCCCGCCCATCATGGCGCCACCCATCGGCAGCCCGGCTGGCGGGCCAGGCGCCTGCGCACGCGGCAGCATCTCGAGCTTCTGCGCTGCCTGCTTGAGGTTCATCAGGGCACTCGCCAGCTCTTTCGCCACTTCGGGCGAGCGCTGGTGGATCTGACTCATGGCGTAGCCCACGGTATCCTGGGCGCGCCGGATCGCCACCTCGACGTTATCGGGCGAGGGGGTCGCCTGCAGGCTGCGCAGCGCGTTGGCGGGATCGCCACCCGGGACGCCGCCTGCCAGACTCTGGAGGGCCTGCTGCATGAGCGGGCCGCCCATCGGGCCAGGGCCACCCGGCGGGGCGCCTGGCGGTCCACCCGGCATGCCGCCTGGACCCGGCGGCCCTGGGGGCCCTCCGGGCATCGGCATCGGCGGCCGGGGCATGGTGGCCATAGAAGCCTCCTACACACCATCCCCATCGTCACCGATGGAGGTGTCTTTCCAGTCGTTGACATCATCACCCGAACCCATGCTCTTGATCGTGGCGTAGCTCGACTGCCCCAGGTAGCCCAGGGGGTCGGGCGTGCCACCACCGCTCATAGGCGTGGTGACTTCGGCGTGGTGCACCCCTTCGCTGTACAGGGGACTCGCCATCGTGACCTTCTCACTGCTGCTGCGTTCAGCCATACTGACTCCTTCGTTAGCGTCGGTAGCGCCGTTTGCCGGTATCACGCGGGGTGCGTACCCGGCGTTCCTGCCGTGGAAGTGGTCGCATGGACATCACCTCCTTTCCTGGTGAATCGCCTTACGGTTCAAACCGTTTATCCTCGGTCGCGCCCGCGAGCGACCGACGGAAGAACGCCAGCACGGCCTCCTTCCCCCCGCTCTTCTCGAGGGCCTGGACGTCCGCGCTCGCTACCCGGAAATCGCTTTTCTTCCCCTCGTGGACGCCCTGGACTCTGAAGGCCTCGCCCTCGTGACTGATCTGGCTGATCCCCGTCTCCTGGCTCATCACGTAGACTCCCTGTGGGGTGGGGCGTGAGCGCGTCCTGATCCGTGTACTCCTGCGGACAGATAAGCGGCATCAGGCCACCAAGCATGTGCTTAATGGGATCGAGCTGGCCCCCGTGCGCGGGGCCACTCTCCCGGTCGCCAATACAAATGCGCAGTGTCACCGAGCTGCCGGAGGGCAGGCCGGTCTGCAGCAGCGCCTGGATCAAGGTCGGTAAATCAGACATCGCTAGTCTCCTGGCAGCGGCGGCAGGGGAAAGGCCTCGGGGCTGCGGGACGGCAATTCCAGGCGCCCCTGGCGCTTGAGCTGAGCCAGCGCCGCCTCGAGGAGGTCATCGTCACTGCCGCGCACCCGGACTGGGGCCCGCGGCGGCAGCCGCAACGACGGCTGCCCCGCTTCCTGTCCCTCGAGGTCCCGGATCTGTTTGAGCAGGCCCTGGAAGCGTTCCGTCTCGATGGCGGCGAGGATCTCGTCCTTCGTCATGCCCCGGCCGGTGGGTCCCCCGATCGTCGGGGGATCGCGGTATTTCCAGGCGCTCTCGCCTTCGGGCGGCCGGGTCTGCCAGGGCTTGCTCCGCTGCCACTCCTCGAGCTGTTCGAGCGGGCTATTGGCCCGGCTATAGGGCTCTTGCTCCTTCCAGCTCGGCGCTGGCCGCCCCGACTTCTGCCGGGCGTATTGCTGCGAGGTCATGAGCGCCATCAGCGGCCCGAGAAACGTGGTGACGTAATCGAGTGCCTCCTGCCCACTCCCCCGCGCCACCTGGTCCGCCGTCGGCAGCCCAATCTGGCCTTGCTCCCGCAGCAGGTCCTCACGCGTGGGGATGTCCTGCACCGGGGCCTGGAGCACTTTCCCCAGCCAGTAGGCCAGGTCCCTGGACGGAAACACCTGGTCGTAGAGCTGCCCCTCGGTGGTCTGGAGTTGATCGGCCATTAGCGCCGTCCTCCCGGGGCTTTGCCCTTCGCCGCCGCGGCCAGCGCCATCTCCTGCTGCTGGCGCTCGGCAATCTCTTTGTAGCCGGGGATTTCCAGCATGCGGAGCAGGTCCTCGTTCGGGACCCGGTTCATCTTGGCCAGCGCCAGGTAGAGGCGTTTGAGCATCGTTTTGGACTGCACCTGGAACGAATTGGGGTCCACATGCACGGCATAGCGCTGCCAGTCGAGGAGCGGCTGCCAGGTGATCGGCTTCCACACTTCATCCTCGACAAACGGCAGGAAGCGCTCCACGGTGTAGAACTGCGCCATCCGGGCAAAGAGCATCTGGACGAGGCGCGTCACCGACTTGAGGAGGAGGCGGGAGCGCAGACGCGTCAGACCCATCGACTGGGAAATCTCTGTTTCGGTGAGCTCAGCTGAGACATTCCCCTGCCCCTGCTGCCCCTGGCGGGAGGGCTGGAAGCCCAGCACCTCGCGCATCTTGGCCCGCAGGCGCTCGCCGTGCGTCACCATCTCCGGCGGCATGGGCTGCGGGTAGAGGGCCCGCACGTCGGTCCCCTGGCGCTTGAGCACCACCTGCCCCGGCACATCGGCAAACGTCTTGGGATTTATCCCACTCGTACTATCCGCCAGCCAGATCCCTTTGTTCATACGCAGGGCATTCTCGAGGACGAGCGACTCGTTCTTGTCAGAGCCGCGCTGGAGCTCCTGCACTTCGGAGACGAGGGACTGGCGCGGCCAGAAGCCGTGCACGCTGGGTTGCAGCTTCACCTGGATCAGCGGAAAGGACTCGCCCCAGTAGGGATTGATGTCGTCGTAGAGCACGGTCGATTGGGTGCACTGAATGAGGCGGCCCTGGGGGTACTGGTAGCGGGAGACCTGGCGCATCTTCTTCTTGCCGTCAAAGTCCTCGTACTCTTCGACCTTGTTCTCGAGCCGGTTATCGCGGGTGTAGCAGGTATAGACACGCACGCCGGTTTCCGCCCCGCCGGAAGGCACCGGCCCGCCGTAGGGATAGAGCGGCGACGTCAGCCCCTCGCCCCGTGACACGCCAAATGGATCCCCGCTCTGCGTGCCCTGCTGCGTCGAACCATGGGTCGCCGCATCGGGCTGCACGTACTTGCCCTTGTCCGGCCACTTCTGCCGCACCTCCACCACATCCATCACGTCTTCCCAGATCACATAGCGCCAGTCCTCATCGGACGTGGCGCGCGGGTCTGGGTAGACGGACTGGGGATGGCGAGCGCGCACCACGATTTCCCCCTGCCCCTGCATACGCCAGGGTTCCCACACCACCTCGAGAAACCCGCACGGCCAGATGGCCGCATCGGCATAGGCATCGAGGAGGGTCATGTCGAGGAAGGACGCGCGCCAGTAGGCCTGCATGGCCTTTTCCACCTGCTGGTCGCGCTTGCCGGTCTTGGGATCGCCGGAGACGTAGATCTGCGGGGAGGAGTCGGTGAGATCCGAGAGTTCGTTGAGGATCAGCAGCTTCGTCTCATTGACGTTAATCGGGGCTTTGTAGCTCGGCAGCGACTCCGGCCAGTAGGTGCCCCAGTAGGTCTGGAGCCACTCGGACCAATCCGTATCTTTGAGGATGCGGCCACGGGCCGCTTTCGCATCGGTGAGCAGGCCGGAGACCCAGTTGCAGATCACCTGATCGCCGGGGGCTTGGACCACGCGCGTACGCGGGTTGGCCATCAGCGTCGCGCCATTGGTCCCGTTCGTCTCGGCCATTAGCGCCGGCTCGTCTTGCGGTTCTTCGCCGCCGTGCGCCGTCCCTTGGCGAGCATGCCCCGGGCCATATTCGCCTGGCGCTTCGCCTTGGGCCCGTACTCTCCGGCGGCCGCCGCAGAGACTTTCGATGCAGGGATGGGTTCGCCTTCAGGCGTGTTCGTACTACGATGGAGCCCGCCCTTCGAGAAGGATACGGGTTTGGAGCCACGCTTGCGCATGGTGACTTTCTCAGCCATGGCCACTCTCCACGACGGCAGAGGGATGGCCAGGCAGCCCACGCCGGTGCACGCAACGTTGCGCGTCCTGCAGGCCCTGGTATGTGCAGAAGGGGTGTGGGCTGCCTGGCATCTGGAACCCTTTGGACCACGTAACGCCTGACCTCGCGGCAGTGCGTCACGGCTGTTCCAGGGCCACGACATACCCAAGGGACTATCTGGAAGGAAAATTTGCAGGATTATGCGGGGAACACTTTTGTCTCGTCAATCACAAAACTGCATTGCCGCGCAAAAAAAAGAGGTATCGCGCACGCGCACGCGATACCTCAGATCTCGTACAGCTCGGGGGTCTCTGTAACCTCGGGACTCAATCTTCGCGGGTGGCTCTGCTGCCACAGTGCTCATGTTGTTCGGGCGTCTCTTTCGCTCCAGCGCTCCTTGCAAACGGGGGCCTTCACTGTCACGGCACTCCTGTAACACGGGGAGCTCAGCCTATTCAGTCCCTAGCCTGGGAGCGCCAGCGTCGGGTCAATACCCCGGGCCAGCGGCACGCCAGACGGCTGCCGGCCTAAGCCCTGGAGGTAGTCACGAGCGCACTGCGCGCTACAGGTGGCATGGCGCGTGCCCTCGATACCGCCCGCCTTGAGTGCCTGGCGCTCATATTGCGGCTTGACCATGAGCCAGTCATGCGGGCCGCTGTGGCACACGACGCAGATCCAGTGTTGCTGGCTGTGCGGGGAGCACTGCTGGCAGGTGCAGTCGGAGCTGTCGCGCCGGGACTGCCGCACCTGCCCGGCAAGCAGCAGAGCGCCGTCCGGTTGCTTCTCGATTAAGTGGTACTGCACACCCAGGCGGAGGGCTTCTGTGAGCAGGGCTTTGACGCGGGCAATGGCCTGCTGGCCTTGCACGGGCTCGCCTACTACGGGCGTCTCGGTCTCTTCGGCCTCTTCCTCTTCGGGGATCTCTAGCTGTCCAGGCTCTGTCTCATCGGTGGGCTGTTGCTCCTCGGTGTCCCCGTACATCGCGGCCAGGCGGTAGCCCGGCCTACGTGACGGGCTTGTACCGGGGACCGTCGCCAAAGCCACGCCCGGTGGTGCTGCGTCGTCCATCATCACGCCTATCTCCTGCGCCATACGTCCCTCCTACTTTCGCCTTGTCCACGCTGCGGTAACTGCCACACCTGGGACACTCGAAGGTCCAGGCGGTGGGGAACTCCTGCCGCACCTGCATGACCACCCGGCCGCGCTGGTGCTCCTGGCAGGAGGGACAGATGATGGTGGCCATACACGCTCCTTGTCGTCGGGAGGCTCATAGGGTTCAGTGCACCTGTACATACTCCACATCGATCGCGTCTACCTTGTCACCGGCTTTCGCCTCGGGCAGGGAGGTGGTGCGCCGGGGCTCTTGCCTTTCGGGGGACTCATCACCTACGTCCCGCAGCGGATTCACCGGCGACTGCCAGGCCTGCCGCCAGGACCGTTCATACGCCGCATAGTAGGCATGCACGGCCTGGTGCATCTGGTCATTATTCATGTGGGGCATATGCCCATTCCAACACGTCATACGCGCTCCTTGAACACGGGGGTCTCGGCAGGAACGGCGCTTGCGATTCTCGGAGAGCTCACCCTAGGCGGCGCCTGGCATCCCTCGGGCATCTCAGCGGTGAGGGGCGCTCCTTGTATCCGGGGGTCTCTGGAGGAACAGCGCTCATTCTACTCGGGGGGCTGTCACCGCATCGCGCCTCGTCTGAGTCTCCTGCACCCTGCTCCCCCTGTCAAGCCCGCAAGAAATCAACCGCTTGCGTGCGCAGCCGCTCCAGCTCGACGATTTCTTTGTGCCTCTGGAACAGGTCATCGACGTCCGGCCAGTTCGCCAGCCCCAGTTGATTGAGGGAAATGTCCCCGTACACCGGATCCTTCTGCGTACCTGGCAGGTGCAAGGCGACGTAATTCTCACTCCGGCTCATCATGGCTAACATGAGAGCGAAGAGAAGATCGTCATGCCCGGCCAGGGCCTCGAGGCGGCCCGAGTCGTTCTCGCCAAAGTTACGGATCTGGGTGAGGAGCTGGTGCGAGTGCAGCACGCAGCTCTTCTCCATCATGTGCTCGCGCAACCGGGCCACCATCCTGGGCCTCGTGCGCGCATTCGTCTCGTAGCCGTATAGATTCCCCTGGGTCTGCCGGATACGGTCGGGCTGCCGCCAGATGTGCAGGTGGTGATAGTTATAGGACTCGCGCAAGTACACCAGCAACTCGCGACCACCCCCACCGCCGCTGCTCTGCACTTCGGGGCACAGCAGCGCCTCCTTGTAGAAGCGCCCCAGCATGGCGAGGTGCCGGGCAAAGATGTGCGGGGCGCTGGACGCGTCGTACTCGGCCACCTGTTCCAGGGTGGCCATGTCGAGGACCTCGGCTGCAGAGCGCGAATGACTCCCGGCCGTGGCGCTGGCCTCCATGCCCATGGAACTATCGGCGCCGATCACATACTCCCGGCCGTCCCGCGGCCGCCGGAACACCGTCAGATAGCCCTGGCGATCCTCCACGAAGCGCACCCGCCCGCCCTTCTCCTCCAGCCGCCCCACCACGCCCTCTTCCATGTGCTGGTCCAGCCACAGGAGCTGCGCCCTGGAGAAGAACGGTAGTCCTGATTGTACGAAAGCCTCTTCCGAGGTGGCCGGGTACTCCTGCGCGAACAGTTCGGGGTCATCTTCGCAGTCAGCGGCCATGATCCGCCGGCGCCAGCGGAGTTGTCCCCAGCTGGCGCCCATCTCGGTAAAGAGGGCTTCCTCGTCCTGGTCCAGATGCTCGAGGGGCAGGTCATAGGGCGGATCGGCATACTGGGGGAATTGGAGCCAGCCGAAGAAAAATGGGGTAAACGGGCTTTTCCCGGCCTGGGCGCGCAGCCAGTGCTGGTGGAAGAGCTCGCCCTGCCCGACCATGCCGCGGGCGGTGGATTCGATCAGGGCAATCGAGAACTGATTGTACTCACGGGGCAGGCACTGGAGGGTCGCCAGCATGGCTTCCGGGTCTTTCCAGGCCGAGACTTCACTGAGGTGACAGACGGTGAGATCAGAACCACGCGCGGCGTTCGGGGAGCCGGCCGTGGCCAGGTCCAGCCGGGATGTCCCGAAGTTGATACGGTGGCCCTTTACATCCCCAATCGCCTTGAGGGGCGACTGGTTGACGAACAGCTCGCTCATTTCCCAGATGTTCTGGGTAGCAATCGCCTCGTGCGCCACCACTTTGGCGCGCACATGCCGGTTCAGCACGCAACAGGCCGTGAGTAACGCCTCACAAAACGTGCTCATGCCGGTGCGCCGTGGCTTCAGGATGATCACCCGGATGGGTTCGTGGGCCTCGAGGGCGGGGGCGATGACCTGGAACAGGCCTTCCTGCGCGGCATTGAATTGCAGGGGCACGATGCGCAGATCGGGGGTGCGAATGGGCAGGCGTTCCATCAACCGGCGATACGTGCTGGCAGCAGGCATGCAGGGGCCCTGGGCTCAGGAGTCCAGGGCCTGGCTGCCGCACACTATAGTGGCAAAAGGTGCGAGGTGCAAGCGCTGTCATGCAACGGAGGGATCCGTGGAGTCGGCGCGTGTATGAACCGGGTGGCTCTGTAGGTTCAGCGCTCCTGGCTTTCGGGTAGCTCCTCTAAATCAGCGCTCTTCTATGACGGGGGACTCATCATACGCGGCGCTCGACATACTCGGGGAACTCTATGAGAACGGCACTCTCCGATCTCGGGGATCTCATACGTGACGGCACTCCATTGGCCCGTGGGGATCAGTGCTGACGGCGCTACGTTCCCTCGGGGGCCTCATCAAGGACGGCGCTTGTGTCTTCCGTGGGGATCTGGGATTGCCGCGCGCGTCATCTTCGGGAGTCTCAATCGGCCCAGCGCTCCTCAAATACGTGGAGATCCTCGCCTGCGGCGCCTCCATGAGGCCTGCACTGGAGCCCCATCCAGTGACGGGGAGCTGCGTGTGCACGGGCGCTCCCGATTTTCGTAGGGATCCTTGGTGACGGCGCCTCCATGTTGACGGAAAACTCATTGCTCACGGGCGCTAGGGACGATCGGGGAGCTCCTTTGTCTCGTCACCCAACACTTCCCCCATAAAACTGCGAAACTGCTCCAGCGCGTCGGCGCTCCCGCTCCCCTTCTCCGCCTTCGCAAACGCCCGGATCTTTAACACGTTCGCCGTGCACGTACTAAACATATTCCAGGTGGACAGCGGCGATTGGTCCGTCTGAAACACCAGCCAGTACTGCGCGATAATCTGGCTCATCTTCTGCCACGTCGCCTCGCTGGCAATATCCCCCTGCTCCTCCAGTAAGTCCAGCACCGCCTGCGCAAACGCCGTCTTGTCCGACTGCGGCACCTGCGGCCGGATGCCCCACTGCTGCCTGGCCATTAGCGACCCTCCTGCCTGGAGGCCTGCCGCACCTCCTCGAGCTTCTGATGACACGCCATATCCATGGACCAGAGAATATGCGCCACGGCATGCATAAAGGCCCAGCGCTGCCACTCCGGCAGGTCCTGCCAGCGCGGCGGCACAGGCTGGCGCTGCTGGCGGATCGACTTCCGAAACGTCTCCCAGGCCAGCGGCGCAAACGTCGGCGCATAGTCGTCGAGAATCTCCCGCGCGTGCGCGTCCATCTCTGGAGTCCGCTTAGCCGCCATACGCCTGCCCCCTTACCCGCTGCTCCTGCACAATCGCCTCCTCAATCGCCGCCACCCGCGCATCCTCCAGGATCCACGTCCCCAACGGCTCATTGCTTCCGGGAGGCTCCATGGACGCTGCCGCTGGCTCTTGCCCTACGGGAAGCTCAGGTCGCTCGGCCACGAGACGCACGATGGCCGCCGTCAACGCACGCTGCTCGGCAATAAGCACCGTCTGCGATGCCAGGATCGCCTGGAGCGTGCGCAGCACCTCCTGCTGCCACATCTCATGCAATGCGGGAGGCTCTACATTCTCGGGCTCTACCAATACGGGCATCTCACTTACCTCGGCCACGCCTCTTTCCTTTCGGGGAGCTCACCACTTACCGGCTCCATAGATACGGACAGCTCCTTGGGTACAGCCTCATGTATGTCGGGTAGCTCGCCGGAGACAGGCCTGAACACATACGGGTGGCTCCACTTATACCGACCTCCATGGATACGGGGCGCTCGTCACCGTCTGGCCTCCTGGTGATCGGGGAACTCATGGACCACGGGCCTCCTACCATGCGGTAAGCTCATAAGGAACCAGCCTCTATGCAACGGGCAGCTCTGGCAACCACGACCTCCTTTTTGACGGGCAACTCACGGAACCCGGGCCTCATGCATCACGGGACGCTCGACCCTGGATAACACATCTCCAGAGCCTGCCCCCGGATCGAGTCCGGGGCAAGCTCTGAACTTGATGCAGGGGCAGGCACGGACAGGCCTCTCTTCAACCGGACACCTCGTACGATTCAGGCCTCTTAGGCATCGGGGAGATCAGAGAAGTCACGCCTCTCTTCGTTCGGGAAGCTCCGCCTACCAGGGCCTCCACCGTGACCACCCACATCACCCAGGACTACGGATCCCTCGCTTGCCCCAGGACGGCCGCCATGAGAACGGAAAACTCTGATTACGCAGGCCACGGCATGTTCGGTGCGCTTCGTGGGCGCAGGCCTCACAAGGGACGGAGAACTCACCAAGAGCAGGCCACCACGATGACGGGTACCTCACAAAGGACTGGCCTCATTCAATACGGTGAGCTCCCGAAATGCAGGCCCCCACGTTCACCAGAAGCCCCCGGCACACACGCCTCCGTAGGTACGGCAGTCTCACGTAGATCAGGCCTCGTATAGAACGGTGAGCTCACCAAGAACAGGCCTGTCACAGAACGGGCAGCTCTACCATCGCCGGCCTCTCATTGTACGGGCACCTCATACAGTTCACGCCACCCACCTACCACCGCCAGCCTCTCATAATACGGACAACTCTGCAAGATCAGGCCTCGAGTATCGCGGGGAACTCTGCTAACCCACGCCACGGCCTCTTCTGCGACGAGAACCTCTTTGGGAACAGGCCTCTCCTGAGACGGCAAGCTCGAGGGAAACAGGCCTCACGGTATGCGGAAAACCCCAGGACTTCATGCCACACACCACCCACTATACCATAGGCATACTGAACATACACTAGCATACTGAACCCACAGGGGCCAGGGGGGGGTGGGGGAGAAATGGGGCAGCACCCGGATCCGCAGACCCGGGTGGGGGTGGCTCGAGAGAGGCCGTCGCGCGGACGCGTGGCCCAGGGAGGCTGCCGTCATGGTCGTGGGCCATGCCAGGGCCGTGGCCGTAGCGCAGTGCCCAGGCCGCGAGGAACTGGCGGCGGGCGTAGGACAAGTGCCAGGGTCGTCCCTTCCAGCAGAGCAGGGGGGACAGCACGATGGTCTGATCCTTGCGGCCATGCGCCGTCTCGAGAATGAGCAGCTGCGTCGGCGGGAGGGACCGCAGGACGCGGGCCACCCAGGTGCCCGACCGGCCGATGTCACGCCCCAGCTGCGCCGAGGAGACGCGGCAGATGTTGCCCCAGTCACAGTGGCCCATGAGGGCGAGCAAGAGTCGCCATTGCGTGGCACTCACGGGCAGCCGTTGTAACTCCCGCATCTGGCGCGGGAAGAAGTAGCAGACCTGCTCCCGCCAGTGCCACTTCTTCTCCTCCGGCCACTCCGGGGCACCGTCCGTCAAGTCTATGGCATACACCTCAGTCATCCATCAGCACCTCATCAGGGAAGGGCCCAGGGGTGCCGGCGAGGATAGCGCAGCCCTCGTGGAACCTCAAGCAAGAGTCGGAGTCGGACTAGCGCCCCCAGTCCTATCATTTACACTGTCGCATAGGTTCACCTCTTCCAACCTGGACGACACTGTGGCCCTCTGTAAGCCCTTGATAACCCAGCAGTTGTGGAAGGTGCTCTCTCTAATCTAATCTTAGACGTTGCGAAGCCGTCGTGTCCGGGGCAGTAAATCCCCCTAACCCCTTCTCCCTCAGCCACTTACAGGGATCGCCCAGAGTGTGTTCATTCGCATATTTCCTAACACTCCCCATAGTCCTCCTCATCCTATCCCCCTGCATCATCCGTGCCATTCTCCTATCCCGTGTGAGTAGAGGGAGTTAGCGTGTATCACTCAGGATAAAGCGTCGTTCATCGCTCTGCCTCGTGTGTACAGGTGATGTGCCGTATGTGTTGTGCATCTCCTGGTGTCTCTCTATGACGCGGGGCGTTGCCGTGGGTTCACAGGGAAGGCTAGCGACGGGGCCCAGGCCGGAGTGGGAAGGGGGAAGCGGTAGCGCCGACGAGGAGGTTGTGTGGTGCTCGCAAGCTCGCAGCGTGGGTCAGTGGCGGCTTCAGACTGGGGAGGGGGTGGCCCAAGGGGGTCACACGGCAGCGTGGCTGTTGCGGGAGTCGCCATGCGCGAGCAGTGGTCGCAGGAGGTGTGCTGCGCACGTTCGGACTGGGGAGGAATCACTGCGCTGCGCTCCGTTCCCCTGCGGGGCTACGGTAGCACTCGCTCTCGCGTCCCGCTTCGCTCGCTTCAGAATGAGACGACGCACCATCAGTGATGAAACAGGGCGGAGAGGTGGCGGGAGCATCACCGGCCTGAGTAGGGCCAGTTAGCTCCAGGGCCGCTGCGCTCCTGGACCCCGCTCAGAGGGGGGTCTCGCACCCATCACTCCTCCAGTTAGCGCCTCCTCGGTGCAACCAGCTCCGCCAGTGATACAACCACTCAGGCGATCAATCGGGAATTGCAAGGGCTATGCCAGAGTAACCTGGATTGGTTGATATTAAAAGATTGAATGCGATACAAGCGCATATGATAGTTTCTGTTCCTGTAACTGCTTGTTTTTACTGGCCAACTTCCTCGAAAGTGTCCCATAGGTATAGTTCTATAATTCCCCAGATTGTGTGTGCGATGGGTATACTTTATATACAACTTAAAAATAATCACTAACATGGAGGATACAACAGACAACTTGACCCGCTTGACCCGCCCCGCGCAACCCGCGTGTGGGCGAACTGAACCGCACCACTGGCATCCTACAATCCGGTTAGACAGCTGGCTCTATGGAGAGCGCACCTGTCACCCGTACATAGGACTCTCTACCTCTTGCGATGACCATGGAGCGAGGGGGAAACGGTAGCATACCCTGCTGGAGAGCCGTACCACAGAGATAACACTGATGTAGAAGCAAGTGTCCATAGGCCACGAGAGGGCTGAGTAGCGCCCTTGAGCCACGTATGGATGGACACTCGCGCGTAGGGACTGCGGGAGAGTACGACACCCGTAGGAAGTACACGCATCAGATGGAGCGAGTACCGCGCCTGTACTATGGGCATACGCCCTGCAGCCTGTGACGCATGGCCGCTATGCTTACGTATCGAAAGAACTAGCAGAGACGCCCGTACTCACCCTCCCTGCATGCTGCGAACAGCACCATCCCATCAGACCCATGCAGAGAGGGACATGCTCCCCTACCACTGATGCCAGCATACGACCATATCCCAATTCTGAAGCAACGCAGTTGCGCTACCTTATCCCCTTCCCATAGGAGCAATAGCCCATGAGCAGAGCATCCTTCAAGCCCTTTACCAAGGGGAAGAAGAACTATAACAGGAACGATCATAAGGCCCCGGCTTCGATGAGTAAGCTGACAAGCGGAGCTTGGGAGAAAGGGAAGACCTTAACCGACAAACAGAAAAAACGAGTCCACATCTAGACCACAACCACTCAACCCGATACCAGGGAGAGGAAAGCCTACCATGTTAGTCCGTAACGTCAAGTATGCCAGGAAGACCGATCATAACGTCTACATAGGTCGAGGCAACGAAGTAAGAAAACGCTCGGTACTGAGTAACCCTTTCTGGATACGCAACCAGAACGACGAACAGGAACGGAAAGAAAGCATAGAACAATACCGCGCATGGTTATGGAAGAAACTCCAGAGCCCCGATCCCAAGGAGAGCGCACCCATATGGGAGGCACTGCGCAGCATACGGCCTACGTCTGTCCTGCTGTGCCACTGTTACCCCAAGAACTGTCACGGCTGGGTAGTTAAGGCCGCCTGGGAATGGGCGTACAAGCAAGGATTGATAGAGCCCGTATGGATCAATAAGACGGACGACCGTACCGCGCAGAACAAAGGGAAACAGAGCTACCGCAACGTGCACAAGCCCTTGCATAGTGGCATGGGACCATCCAAAGCGTATGGCCCGCTCGACTTGCCAGCCATACCTTCCGCCCGTAAGGTCGAACTGGATGAGAACGACTTGCGCCGCCTGGACAGCTGCACCGCCAATGCGAAGCTCGATGAAGACATCCTCGATACCATGCCGAGCAACGCCCTGCAACGGACGTTACCCCCAAAGAAAAAGCAAGGCCGAGGCGCACCGCGCAAGCCGCGCGGTATTGTGTACTCCACCCCCGATACACGCTACAACGCCCTCGACGATATGCAAGCCGACATTGCTGACTTGCCCCAAGAGTACCGTTGGACGGAAACCGTATGGACCGCACCCGTACACGCCGCAGCCTAACCGCCATGGGGAGGGGAAACCCTCCCCCCATCCTTCGTAGGTTCAGTATACCGTGCAATAGGTCTAAAAATTTTTCCGGAACTGCGCTCCGCTTGTCCCGGTCTTCGGAGTCGGAGTCGGCGACGCAGCCGTGTCAAGGAGATAACCGTGACCCTGAAAGATTCCCCCCATTACTTCCAGTATCTGAACTTCTGTGATTGCGTGGCGTGCCGGGAGCTGGACGCCTATCTGCGTGATGAAGCGTGCCCCATTGGACGCCCGATCGAAGGCGGGAGCGTCTCGGCACCACTCAATGACCTCGATGCCTGCCCTGGACATGGGTCATCCAGGGACATCCCGTTCTAAGCAGCGCGGGGGAGGGAAGCCTTCCTCTGCCACTGCGTGGGCAGAGGGCGCACCACCCTTCCCCCTTCATCCTCAGCATCAAGGAGATGCACCATGCGTATCCTCCGTACGCTATTCATCCTCAGTTTCCTCGCGCTCATCACCATCGGCTGGGTCAGTATCCTGAGCCGCTTCTCACCGTAAAGGAGGTCCCTGTGTCTCGCTATCCCGATGCCCCGCTCGTCGTCGAAGCGTTTGAGGGAGAATGGCGTTTCCTCTCTCATTTCTATGAGTCGCCCGTTGAGTATCGTGGCGTCTATTACCGCACAATTGAGCACGCCTTTCAGGCGGCGAAAACCTTAGACCTGGCGGCACGCGAGAAGATCCGCCAGGTCCATGAGCCCGCTGAGGCAAAACGTCTTGGACGTGGCGTCAGGCTGAGACCCGGGTGGGAGGTGATCAAGCTGGACATCATGCGCCACTTGCTGGAGCAGAAGTTCACCGTGTATCCCACACTCCGTAGAAACCTCCTCGGCACCGGGGAGGCTGAGCTCATTGAAGGCAATCGGTGGAACGATCGGTACTGGGGCGTGTGCGGCGGCCAGGGGGAGAATCACCTGGGGCGACTCATCATGGAGATCCGTGCTGGACTGAGAGAGCGCGCATGAATAAGAACACCCAGGAAATACTGGCCGCCTGGTTCTACGTCCTCGTCGGCGTGTTCGGCTTTACCATGATGGTAGTCAGCCTGCTCTCCACCTGTCACGGGCGGTAGAAAGATACACACCACCGCAGACCTCGACCCAGATCATGGAGCATCCAAGGCAGCCAGACGAGGACGCGCCACGCTGCGCGGGCGGCAGAGATCGACACGCCGGACGGGTGGGGGACGGCGGCCGGGGAGGCGGGGCAGATATGTCCCCGCCGACCGACCGCCCCCACCCCCGCGTGCTGCCGCCCAGACATCTCCCAGATTTTCGCAGCCCAGCCGTGCCAGCCCGCACCGGGCCTGGCCACTGTCAGAACCAGCATGTTTCACCAACCCGTACCCAGGGAGGAAAACCCATGACCGTCTATCTGCTGCATTTCGACGAACGGTATCAGCACGCCGGCCACTACACCGGCATTGCTCGTGACCTGGAGAAGCGCCTGAAAGAGCACCGCACCGGGCGGGGCGCTCGCCTCACACAAGTGATCAAAGAGGCAGGCATCGGCTTTCAACTCGCCCGCACCTGGAAGGGTGAGCGGAAGAAGGAACGTACATTGAAGCAGCGCGGGGCCGCTCGCCATTGCCCCATCTGCAAGAACCAGCAGACCCGCACGGTCTAACCCTGCCCCTGGATCGAGTCCATGGCAGGCTCTGGACATGGGTCATCCAGGGACCGCCCGCCGGGTGTTCACAGCACCCGGCAGACACAATGCCCTACAACCAATGGAGAGTGTAGCACATGAAAACGAAACAGGATGTCACCGTCGAGAGTCTCAATACCCACCTGGCCACCTTCAACGCCATGAACCTCGAGAAGAAGTCCGGCTACGGCGACCGCTTCAACAAGGGCGCGCAGCTCTATCTGGACGGTAAGGTACAGAAGATCGGGCCGCTGCACTACCGCGTCGAGAGTGGCGAGAAGAAGGGCGTCAGCTACGAGGTGAACGGCACCTGCAGCTGCCCCGACCTGGCCGCCCCGAATCGGTATTGCAAGCACCGCATCGCCGCCAAGTTCGCCCGCCTGGTCGAAGCGGATCTGTTCGAACTCGAGAAGCTGCGGATCCAGCACGAACATCGGCTGACGTGTGAGGTGCACGACATGGTGGTAGAGTGCTGGCAGCGTTGCTGCCCCGATCCCACGGTGGTCGAGTGCCCGGTGTGTGGACCGCAGTCCCCAAACGTCCCGCCGCACGTTGAGCGGATCATCGTGGAGGAGGGTGCACCGGTCGAGACGTACATCGCGGAGCCGGATCCCGCCGATGCCACCCTGGAAGAGGCGTGCCAGACCATCCTCGATGCGCAGACCGCGGAGCGCGTGACCGAGACCCCGCTGGAGATGGAGCCCGTCCCCGAGTTACCCCCGATCGTCTACGCCACCACGGAGTACGAGCCGGCCCCGGTGATTGAACAGGAACAGCTCGTGCCATTCCTGCCCGAAGCCGCCACGTCCTTGAACATCAAGGTCAAGAGCGAGGCCTTCGAGATCATGCTGACCATGCGCGGGCATACCGACGACGAGGTACTCAATCGGCTGCCCAACGTCCTCGCCCAGCTGGAGCGCCTGATGCACAGCGAGGTGGATCACGCCGAGTCGTTCATGCAGCGCCTGGCGCACGCGTTCTTTCCCCGTCGCAAGGCGACCGCGAAGTAACTGAACCCACTTTCCCGGGGGTGAGGCTGGACCCTCACCCCTCTAGGAGCCACCATGTCCGCCTTCATCGTCAGTGAGGAGACCATTGCCCTGCTGGTCGAAGCCCTGTTCAAGTATGACCTGGCCTGCCTCGATGGCAGCCGCGTCGGCCAGGACCTGCTCGATCATAACTACCGCAGCGTCAACTACCACTACGGCGAGAGCACGCTGGTCCCCGAGTACACGCACGAAGGGACGCAAGGCATCCTGCTCAACGATCCGTATACCGTGTACAAGGTGGCCCGCTGCTACCACTACCAGAGCTGCGAGCACCCCGGCTACTGGGACAGCTGGCCGTGTCGGGCCATCACGCATCTGTGCCAGGCCATCGAGAAGGAACTCGGCATGACGTACGCCGAGATCGACCGCACCGAGGCGTATGACAAGGCCCCCTGGGACCTGTAACCACCATCCCGGGCCTGGTGCAGACCAGGCCCTTCACCACAGAGGAGCGTACCATGACCGTCGCACAAATTGACGAGCTCACGGCCACGCTGATGCAGCAGAACCCACACCTGGGACTGGACCTCGCCCGGTGTTACGCGACCGAATTACTCGATGCCAATGACCGTGCGCAGTGGGACCGGCTGTACCCCATCGCGCGGGCCGCGCTCGACTATCGCCCCCAACCGACGGAGGAGTAACCAATGGCCCATCAACTGAAGCCTGTACTCACCGCCTTCCGCTGCGTGCGCTCCCGCTGGGTCCGTCCCACCTGGGGCGTGTACATGGCAGAACTCGACCGCGAACTCAGCGGCTATACCTTGCCCCCGGCGATGCTCCAACTCGCCGTGCAGCAAGCCCTCACCCTGTACCGCCAGGCCTATGGCTCTGCCGGTACGCCTGATATGGAGGAGACCACATGAGCTGGACCGAACAGTGCTCTCGCTGGAGTATCGCCTATGCCTACACCATCTGGGCAGGCGGCAAACCACCCCGGTACTATGGCCGGGGTGCGTGGCTGGAGACGTGCGAGGCCTACGCCTACTGGCTGGGCTTACCAGTGTTCCCACCAAAGGAGACACCCAATGCATAAGAGTCTGACCATCGACGTGATCATGGCTGCCGTAGAAGACGGCGACTACGTGGGGTTCTGCGTCGCATGTGGCAGTGAGCACGACGGGTGCGAGCCCGATGCCCGTGCCTATCCGTGTGACCAGTGTGGCCGCAACAAGGTGTACGGCGCAGAAGAGATCCTGATGATCCTCGTACCCTAAACAACCAGGGGCCAGGACGACGCCACGCCCTGGCCCCCATTGTACAGGAGCTAACAGCAATGAGTGTAACACCGATCGCCTATCAGATCATCACCGACCGCATCACCAAACTCCTCGAGGAGGGCACCTGCCCCTGGGTCAAGCCGTGGAACCGGGAGAGTGGGCTGCCCCGCAACCTGTTCAGCCAGCGTCCCTACCGGGGCATCAACGTGTGGATGCTCGGCGCACAGAACTACGGCTCCCCGTTCTGGGCCACGTTCGGCCAGGTCGAGAAAGCTGGCGGCCGCGTCAAGAAGGGGGAGAAGAGTACGCCCATCGTGTTCTGGAAGGTAACGGAATACGAGGGGGATGATGGTCCCAAGAAGGGGTTTATCCTCCGCTATTACAACGTCTTCTGTGCCCCGCAGATCGAGGGCATCGCCATCCCGGTCCTCGAGGAGGATCCCATCTTCTCGCATACCCCGATCGAGGTATGCGAGAAGGTGGTCGGCAACTACCCCAACCGCCCGACCCTGCTGCACGGAGACAGCCGGGCCTACTACCGCCCGTCCACCGACTGCATCGTGATGCCGGACATGACGGCGTTCCCGCAGGTGAGCGGGTATTACGCCACCCTGTTCCATGAGATGACCCACTCGACAGGCCACCCCGACCGGCTGAACCGGGACACGCTCAAGGATGCCGTGCGCTTCGGTGATCGGTCCTACGCCCGCGAGGAACTGGTGGCCGAGATGGGCGCCGCGTATCTGTGTGGGGTGTGCGGGATTGAGAACGACGTGATTGATAACTCGGCGGCGTACCTGAAGGGCTGGCTGAGTGTGTTACGGAACGACATCAAGATGCTGGTCACGGCGGCTGGCCAGGCGCAGAAGGCCGTGGATCATATCCTCGGCACCACGGGCGACGAGTAGCCCACAACCAGGGGGAGAGCTGTCACTCTCCCCCCTTCCACCAAGGAGACCACGTATGTCCACGCGCAGTGTTATTGCGACGGCACACGGCGACACCTGGCAAGGAGTCTACCACCACAGTGATGGCTACCCCACCTGGCTGGGCGCCATGCTCTGGAAGCACTGGGTCCACTGGGGCCGTGACCTGCCGACCTTTGAGCGCGAGATGGTCACGAACCATCCCGGCGGTTGGAGCTCCCTGCGGAGTCGCTGCTACTGTCACGACGACGCGGGCACGGAATACCCCGAGTATCCCCGCATGCAGTACACCCCGGAGGACGAACAGGAGAGTGCCCTGTTCATCGAGTGGGTGTACGTCTTCAGTCGCTGCGTCCTCACCATCTATACCAACGCGCCCACTGGGGAGGAGCAGCGCTGCGAGAATGACAACGGCCACTGGTGGATGGAACCCGTCTACCGCTGGGCGCTTGTCACCCAGGTCCGCCTCGACGGACCCGAACCCGACTGGCAGGCGATCGAGGACGCCGCCGCCACGAACCCACCCACGCCCGTGGCCCAGGCTCTGGCGCATCGCCTCTAACAACAACCCGGGGGAGTGTCCCTCCCCCATAAGGAGACCATCATGACCACCTTCACCTCGACCACCTACGTCCTCAGCACCGACGATGAGCCGTGCGTGACCCGGCACCGCGACGGCAGCGTGGCCTTCCACCTGCCCGACTACGATGGCCGCGGCTTCTGCCTGCGGCTGGAGCCCTGCCACATCCAGGCCGTGCAGAAGCTCCTCGCCGCCCTGAACGCCGAGGCCACCATCCTGTGCCACGATCCCAAGGAGGGAGACTAATGGCTGAGCAGCGCTACTACCTGCGACCCCACCCCGATGGCCACTGCGGCTATCAGGTGATTGACGGCTATGCCACCAATGGCTACGGCGAGCCCTGGGTAGAGCTCCCCGCTCTGCCCTACCCCCTGGCGCTGGCCAACTGTCAGCGCTTGAATGCCACCTGGCAGCGTGACCTCCCACCATGTACCTGCGGAGAAGGAGACCCCGATGGCGACGTACAAGATCGTGCGTAACTACTTCAACGACAACATACGCAAGCGCACCATGGCGCACGGGCTGACGCTGGACGAAGCCCAGGCCTGGTGTCGAGACCCCGAGACCTCGAGCCGGACCTGCACCAAGGCCGTCAATGTGAGACGGACTGAGAAGTATGGCCCCTGGTTTGATGGCTATGAGGAGGAACGCCCATGACGACCCCTGCCTTCGACCAGCTCCTGCGCGGCTGTGCCCGCGACCTCATCAACATCCGGCCCGAGGAGAAAGCCCGCATCGACCGCGGCCTGGTGCTCGCCCTCAATGGGGCAGCCGAGTACCAGGACGATCACTGGCAGGTGCGGAGCGCCACCGATGCCGAGGTGGGGTATGCCCTCCGCCCCGAGGGCTGCGAGTGCCCCGACCGGCAGCGTGCCCCCGACGGACGCTGCAAACATTACTACGCTGTGTACCTGGTTCTGGCTGTGCAGCAGGACTATCCCCATCTCACGAAGGAGACCCCGCATGTGGAAGATTAGCGACACCCGCTGGCTCAACCCGCTGGCCATTGCCAGTGTCTACGACATGCCTGAGCAGAAACAGATCGCCATTGGCTTTGTGACTGGGCATGCTGACTTGATCCTCCATCACGAGGACCGCCAGACCGTGCTCGCCCACCTGGCCCGCAACAGTACACCCGTCGTGCCCAGTGACGCGGAC